TAGCCGATCCGCAGCCATACGTTTTAAATTTTGCATCTGTAATAATACCTGTATCATTGTCAACCTTTATTTGTAATTTCATTACGTCACCGCAAGCCGGTGCACCTACCATGCCTGTGCCAACGTCCTCATCGCCTTTTTCAAAGCTGCCCACGTTGCGGGGGTTTTCGTAGTGATCGATTACTTGATTTGAATAAGCCATACTGGTTCCTTTTGTTGAGTATACTACCAACAGGCCAACTAGTCAACCAGTTTGAATCAACCGAGATTACGGTCTTTGTTCATGGCTGATTTGGCAGCCTGTGCCACGATGTTTTGTGCTTGATTTACCGGCATAGTTGTGGGTCCAGGTTGTTCGCCGCCCTTGAATATCAATTCAGTGGCATCTGGCGACATGGGTTCTATTATGCCACTTAGTGGCGGTTGGCCAACTAGGCTTTGCAAAGTATCAGGAGTGATATCAATCCCAATATTTCTAGCACGATTGATAAATGCCTGAACAGGCATCTGTAGTTTTGCTGAGGTATCTGTGGCACGGCCCACAGCAAATTGGGCCAAGGCCAATAATTTGTCTGCGGTGTCGTCTACAGCTACTTCATCAATTCGCATTATCTGCGCTCTCGTCCTAGAGATGCTGCAAGGCCAACGGCTGCTGCATCTAGTTCTTGTTCAGGAGAGGGTGCAGTCATGCTTGGATCAATTTGTTCTTCGCCGGCTGGTGGAGGTGGAGCCATTTCAGCTCCGGGCATTTCAACAGGGCCTTGACCAGTTACCACACCAAGAGCTTGTTCCAGCTGTTGTTTGCTGCCTTGCAGATTCTGAACCAGTCCGGTCAATGCTGCTTGTGCATCATTGTTGAACTGTGCTGCTTGATCAGCACCAATTTGATTTTTAATTGAATCGACCAAGGCTGGCAATTCTTTAAATTGCATCTCAGTGGTGTCTTCAATCATGCCTTGCATTTTGTCAACCATGTCTTGTGCAGCCAGGACCACTTGGGCTTGCTGAACTTCGCTTTCGCTGAGATAGTATCCATAAGTTTGCGCACGACGACGATGTTCTTGAACTGAGGTAGTGCTGCTGAGATTGGTAAGTTCGTTCTGCTTGTCGGTTACTTGTTTTTTCAGATCTTCAAGTTCTTTTTGTATCTGTGTCTTCTGGTCCATCTTTTGCTTGGCAGCCATGGCAGCAGCCTGTTGGGGATTTACTCCTGGCGCAGGTGCAGCAGCGTTGGCAGCGGCCATTTCATCTTCGTAGATTTTTTCTGCAAGTGCCTGTTCCATCATCATCAATTTCAGGTAAGCAGGGTTACGCTCACTGGTGTGACGTGCAGGACCGCTTCTGTGTTCGGACAATACCCCACGCACCTTGCGATACATGTTGTGCAGTTGACCGCGATTCATTAAGTCAAATTGAACTTGTTGATCAAAATGACTCTCGAATACCTTAGCGATTTGTTGTGTGGGGCGTGTTACGGCCAGTTCGTTTAGTTTCATTTGAGTTTCCTCGTAGTTGCCAGTATTTAGCCAAATTTATACATTTTGTCAACTCTTGTTCCAGCAGTTGACTTTGGTCTTGTCGGTAGGATACTTTAGTTATTACAGTTTCCCAGGCAGTTCCCGACATACGATCTGCAATGTTCTTACGGATGTAAATGTCATTGCGTAATCGTGTGAGTGATTGATCTAGCTCTTGTATTTGTCTAGCAAGATTAAAATAGTTTAATCTGTCGGCTATACACCAGGCAAGTGCAGATTTAGTGGTGCTAAATTTGCCCACAGCATCGTCTCTTATGGAAACGTCAAATCCCGGATCTCTGGGCTGTATTGTGTATTTGCCAAAAGCACGATATTTTTCCCCGTCTTCTACAATGACGTTTTCCAGCAGATGAGGCAGTTCTCTTTCGGCCAGGGCGGCCAATTTGCGGCTGGCTTTCATTTGAATACGTAGTGTGATAACAACCAACCAACAGTGGCCAACAAGAACCCAATAGATCCAAGTCCCCAGTTTATCAATTGATTGTTTCGATTGTCCACAATTTTATGCATCATGGCATGCACTTCTTCTGTCATGTCTTTTAGTCGACTGATAGCAGAATTGGCAGAATCTAGTTGCAGTTCTAGATGGCGATAACGTTCGGCGCAGAGCTCTACATGCGCTTCCAGGCTCTTCTTTTCAATTTCTGTTGTGTCCATGAATTATTTATGGCCTTTTGGATAGAACCAAATGTTCACGTCTGGTTGTAGTAGTGTGGTCAGTTGTTGTTGAACATAGTTGATGATTGGAACGCCACGGCATGCTTGTTTGAGCAAGCCCACTGGGTCTTCATTGAGTCTGAACACATCATCGAACTCTGTTTCAAACTCAAATTCCCAACGACCGTTTTGCATTCGTATGTTAGATATGTGTTGCGGCTGTGTGTACAGTCCTATCAATTGCAATAGGGTTTCCCAGTTGCGTTGTTGATTTCTACTGCTGTTCCAGGAGTCAAAATTGGTTATTGATTGATCAGCTCGATCCACAAACGGCAAGACGTTTGTTCGAAAATGTCCTGTAACACCAGTGGGTCTACAATCAAAATCAGTCAATACACAAATACTATATGCCATGAGGTATTTACGGCCAAAAAAAAGCCCCGGAAATAAACCAGGGCCTTGATTTTTTACTACTATCTAGTATTAGACAGGAGCAAAGTTGGTAGCAGCAGTAGTGAATACTGCATTGCCGGCTGCTGAACTCAATTCCAAGTTCTGACCACCAGATGCCACTGTGGCACTGGTATTAGCAGTGGTCAACAATGTAGCAGCAGTGTATGCGCCTGTTGGATAGATAGCCAGGTTCAACACTGTTGGTGCTGCTGGGCTAACTTGATACATGGCCACAGTGCCCTTGGTCTGAATAGCTTGCAACACATTGTTGATGTAGCCATTGACGTTTGCTGATGTAGTCAACGCACCATTGGCCACCAAGCTGAAGAAATCCAGCTTGGGACCTTGGAAGTTAACTGAACCAGTTGCAGCAATGTTAGCTGTTCCGCCGATGTTGCCATTGGCTGTATCCATGTTGAATACTGGTTGATTCGTGCCGTTTGTTTTTGTAAAAATTGCCATTTGAAAATCTCCTAAAAAGTGGGCTACTTGCCCTACTCTTATTTATGAAATTGGCAAAAAATTACGATGTTGGTGGATTGTTTCGAGCTTTGTTTCTGGCTGTGAAATCAAAGCGATTTACTGCTTTACCATAACCTGCAGGGGTTGCAAACACCCATCCTTCATTGCCGGGCACTTGTGCATCCAGCTTGGTCAACAGGTCCAGTTTTAGATCATGCAGCAATTCAAACAACACAAAGGCAGCAGCCAAGGCTTGTTCATTGCTGGTGGGGCTGCGCAGATATTGCAGAATGTTGTTGTACTTTTGCGGTGTCTGGGTCTGTTGCAACCAGGCTAAAAATCCCGGCACAAGATCGCTGAAATTGCCGGTGTAGGCTGCGTGATTTGGATCCACACGCTTGTTGATGTAGTCTATTGCCAGCTTGGCCAAGTCAGTTATTTTCATAGCTCGTAATTCAGCAGGATTAAACAAGGTATTCATGACTGCTCGGTTTTGACGCAACAGTGACTTGATTTGTTTGACAATGGGATCTGCTGTTTCCACAGGTTTAGCATATATGGGCTCGATCAACAACAGGCCGGGCACAGGATTGAACTTGACTCTGCTGAGTGGTTGCTTGGCAGCTCCTGCATCTTCGTACATGGTATGCACAGCAACCCCAACTTGAGATCCTGCAATGTCCTTGCCCAGTTTGCTGGCAACTGGAATTCTGTATTCCACAGTGTTTGGTTTGAATTCCACAAGACCTGCATTTATTTCCCAGGGCTTTTCGGGACTGTACAACAGATCGCCCTTGACATAGCCACGGAAGTTTTCTGGTGTAGCAGCTTCCAAATATGGCCAGATACTCTGATACACTGGCAACAGTGTTTGCACTCGGGTGGCCTGGTTGCCTTTGGCAGCAGCATTGGCATCACGCTGTGCCATGTGATCGGCCACAGCATCGGTACTGGTAAACAGGCCATCGTATCCAACGGCGCCAAATCCTGCATCATCTGTGAGCACAAATTCTCCGGTATCGGGCTTGCGACCAAATACCACAG